CAAAGACAGTCTCAAGATTTATATAATGCTGTACTGATTAGACAAGCAAAAGAGCGTTTAGAACAAGAAATTGCAATACTTGAAGCTAAGAGATTGGCTGAACTAGATGATGAGGAAAGCATTTTAGCGTTGTTTTTATAAGGAGAAAGCGTGATTACTTACGCAGAACTGGTAGTACAAGCATGACAGCTTACAGAAGCTATAAAAAAGGTGTAGACCTACTACACATGGGTCATTTCCAAGCTGGATTTAGACTATTTGAGTTCCGTTGGCATCCTAAAGTGATGGAAGCTACTGGAGAACAATGGAAAAAATGGGTAAAAGCCCCTAAATGGGATGGTGAACGCTTAATTGGTAAGCACATAGTCGTGCAGATGGAACAAGGCTATGGCGATATTATCCAGTTTGCTAGATTCCTACCGATGCTCAAGGCATGGGGAGCTAAAACGCTTAGCGTAATGTGCCATGAATCCATGATGCAGCTCTTAGGTACGATGGATTGCATAGATTATTTGTCTTGCAACAAGACTGATGGCCCACAAATGGAGGCTGACTACTGGATTGGGTCTATGTCCCTTCCCCATTTTGCTACTTATGCCCCACCTTTTGTAAAACAATCCTTTCCAATTACGACAAACAAGATAGTAGGCTCAGAAGGGTACTTTGAGGCTAGACCATCCAATATTGAACGCAAAGTAGGGGTAAATTGGTCAGCATCTAACGGCCCACTTCACTACACAAAGTCAATCCCACTAGAAACCATGCGTGATTTGGTAGGAGATGATGTCTATTCCCTGCATATTGAGCTAGATGACATCTTTGACCCATTGCCTAACGATGGCTGGAAGGGTAACTTCTATAAAACAGCTTGCCACATGAAAGCCATGAAAGCGGTAGTAGCCCCGGATACTGCAACTGCTCATTTAGCTGGGGCATTAGGGGTTAAATGCTTTCTTTTGCTGCCTGAACATGACTATATCTGCTGGCGTTGGAAAAACGCTACATGGTATGACTCAGTTGTACTATTACGCAAAGAAGAATGGCATACATTACCTAAACTTTTGGAGGCCCTATGATTATCAATGTCAAACACACCTGCAAACTCTGTAATAGCGAATATGAAGCACCGGATAGGTCGAAGATGTCCGATAAAGAGTATTACTTGACCTTTTGGAATTACGAACTGGGAAGCCCTGAAGCTGAACAGGCATGGAAAGAGAAGCAAGAAATGACTGCTAGGGAAGCACCTATGGTCATGTCCGATATTGAAGGCTATGTTTCACAGGTAGATGGCACATGGATTAAAAGCCGTAGCCACCACCGTAGCCACTTAAAAGAGCACCGAATGATTGAGTTAGGTAATGACCCAATCATGAAGCACCCTGAAGCAAAACTAAGCAAACAGTCTATGGAAGCTAGGAAACGCCAAATAGCTGAATTAGCCCATGCAAAATTACGATAACCCCCTGATAACTTAGGAGAAAACCATGTCAGAAGAACAATTAGACCGTAGAGAAATGTTGATGCAGGCTATGGAAGCTGCAGAAGAAGGCACTTTAGAAACCCCTGAAGAAAAGCCTTTAGAAGTAGAAGCTACCGATGATATTGCTGAGCAAGCTCGCAATGAAAAGGGTCAGTTTGTCAAAGAGGAAGAAGAAGCTCCTCACATGGAAGCTGAGGCAGAAGAAGCACCTGAAGAAGTACAGGAAGAAGAAAAGCCTGCTCTGCAAAGACCTACAACATGGAAAAAAGAGTATCTACCTATTTGGGATAAGCTGACCAATGGTGAACAACTCACTAAGGAAGAAGGCATCAAGCTGGCTGAGTATGCAGGTATCCAGCGTGAAACTGAGTTTAAGCGTGGAGTCTCTACCTATAAGGCTGAAGCTGACCGGGCTAGACCATTAGTGGACATTATTGCCCCTATTGAAAAGAGCTTGCATAGTCGTGGAATCAACCCAGTTCAGTATGTGCAGAACTTAGTAAGAGCTGAGCAAATTCTGACTCATGCACCTTATCAACAAAAATTGCAAATATTTCAACAACTAGCAGCAGATTATGGAATACAATTAAACAATGAAGGTCAGGCAACACAGCTTGACCCTTATACGCAACAACTGATGAACCAGTTAAATCAGGTAAATCAGGAAGTTTCATCTATCAAAGGTAGGTTTGCCCAAGAGGAAAACCAACGCTTAATGGGTGAAATTGAAAGAGTAAGAAGTGATGTGGAGAAATACCCTCACTTTGATGTGGTAAGGGAAGAAATGGCTCAACTACTTGAGTTAGGGAAAGCCCAAGACCTAGAAACAGCTTACAAGAAAGCTGTGCGTATGAATGATGATGTATGGGCATTAGAACAAGACAGACTCTTGAAAGATGCCAAACAATCAGCAATCAAAGCACAACAAGTACAGAAAGCTAAGGCTGCTGCAGTAAGTCCTCGTTCCGTTACACCTAGCGGAAAAGTGGCTGACACAGGAGATAAAAAGGATAGACGGTCTTTATTGTCCGAGCAATTAGGCGAGGCAATGAGCCGTAGGGTTTAACTAGCCAATTTTGGCAATTTTTTAACTAAGGATATATCATGGCATTCGCTAACTCAGCAATTACCGATATTATCGCTACCACTATTCAAAGTCGTAGCGGTGAATTGGCAGACAACTTAACAGAAAACAATGCGATTCTTCAACGCTTAAACGACAAGGGCAATGTACGCCCATTCTCAGGCGGTAATGTGATTCTTGAAGAAATCATGTACAACGACCCAAATACTAACAACGCTAATTCTTATAGCGGTTACGAAGTGTTGAACATTTCTCCTGACAGCCCAATTTCTGCTGCTCAGTACAAGATTGCTCAGTACGCTGATAGCGTAACAATGAGTGGTTTTGAAATGTTGCAAAACAGCTCTAAAGAAGCAATCATCGACCTCTTGGATGGTCGTATGCAAGTTTCTGAAGCTCGTTTGCTCAACCGTATCTCTAGTGACCTTTATGGTGACGGTACAGGTAATGGCGGTAAGAACTTAGACGGTTTGGGAGCTGCTGTTTCTGCTACTCCTACTCTTGGTACTTACGGTGGCATCAACGCTGCAAACTGGGACTTTTGGCGTAACCAAATCACTACTGGTGTAACTACAACTCCTGCTACAACAAACATCCTTGCTAAGATGACTGAAGCTGCTATCAAGCAGATTCGTGGTACTGACAAGGCTGACTTGATTGTTGCTGGTAACACAATGTACCAACTCTATGTAAACAGCTTGCAAGCTATCCAGCGTATCGCTTCTGAAGAATCCGGTGCTTCCGGCTTTGCTTCATTGAAGTTCTACGGTGGTGGTACTTCTGCTGATGTGGTATTGGGTGGTGGTTATGGTTCACAAGAAACAGCTACATATATGTATATGTTGAACACTAACTACATCTTCTTCCGCCCACACAAAGAGCGTAACTTTGTACCTATCGGTGGTGAACGCCAAGCAATTAACCAAGATGCTATTGTTAAGTTATACGGCTGGGCCGGTAACCTCACAACAAGCAACCGTTTCTTGCAAGGTTTATTGACAACCTAATAGATAGGGGGAAACCCCTATTTAATCTTGTCTACTCAATTAATTTAAGGAAATAATCATGGCATATTCAACATTACCCATCGCTGGTATTGACCTAGAAGTAACCCAAACTGCAGCAGAAATCGCAGTTAATGGTGAACCAGCAAACTTTGGCCCACTCGGTACACAAACTTTCGCTTCTGATGGTTTGCGTTATGTATGGGCAGTAGCAGCAGCTACTATCGCTCCTAGCACTACAGTATGTGCTATCGACACAACAGCCTTTACAGTTGCAGCTACTGGTGGAGCTTATATCTCCCCAGCAGTTTCAATGGTTTCAGGTGACTACGGTTGGTTCGGTAAAGCATCTGTTTAATCAGTAACTTGTAGTACCATAGGGATACCCTCAAAAGGGGTGTCCCTTTTTCTTTTTATAACCCTAACCACTTAGGAGAATTAAAGATGGCATTACCATCCGATAACATTGGAGCAGATTCCCTACTATCTGTTACCTTCTATAAACGGTCTATGAAGCAAGAAGATGCTTCTATTGAAGCAGGCAGACCAATCTTCAAAGAATTTGATTTTGTCCGTATTAATGTCCCCGGTGACACATTAAATGAGATTGACACCTATGCAATGGAAGAACATAAAGCTCGTTTTCCACGCCAATGGGCTCATTATCAGAATCAAGTTGGAAGCCATGAGGATATTGTTGGCACACCTTTGGAGCAATGGACACAGATTACACGCTCACAAGCTGAAGAACTCAAAGGCTTGAAATTCCCTACTGTAGAGTCTATTGCTGGTGCTTCTGACCTACAAATTCAAAAGATTGGCATGGCTGCAGGCATGAATCCTTATACTTTCCGAGACAAGGCTAAGGCATTCCTTAATTTGGCTAATCAAGTTGGTGAAACTAATCAGCGTGAAGCAGAGCTAGAAAAGCTACGCCAAGAAAATGCTGCAATTAAAGCTGCATCGGAAGCTCAATTAGCTAAGCAACAAGCTCAGATTGATTCTTTGATGGCTATGATGGCTGAGAAAAAGCCTAGAGGCAAAAAAGTCAAAGAAGAAGTAGTTGAAGAATCAAAAATAGAAGTAAAATTTGCTGAATAAAAAGGGGGAGAAATCTCCCTTTTTTGTATATAATCGAAACAAATACCCAACTACTTGGGGAAAACCAAGTAAAGGATATATATGTCATCTACGATGCTCCAATTAGTTCAGCAAGTTACAGCCGAACTTAACTTAGCAGTACCATCCTCAGTAGCAGGTAACCCATCCCAAGATGTCCAGCAAGTGCTGGCTCTAATGAACGGACAGGGCTATGACCTCATTAAAGAGTTTGATTGGCAAGCATTACAGGTTCAATATCGCTTCTACACTCAAGCAATTAATTGCAATGCCACAGCAATAGCTGACTCTACCTTATTAGTTGTAGACCCCGGTGTAGACATTACAGCCGTAGACAGCCAATGGCAGATTACTGGTTACAACATCAATCAAGACACTTATGTATCTACAGTAAGTGGTCAAAACATTATTATGAGTCAGATGGCTTCAGGTTCAGGCAACGGAGCTATCGTATTGGCTCAAACAGCTTATGACCTGCCTTTTGACTTTGAATCTATTACAGACCGTACCCAATGGGATAAGACAAAACATTGGGAGGCTCTAGGCCCTGAAGATGCTCAACAATGGCAATGGCTAAAGTCGGGTTATATCTCTACAGGCCCTCGTATTCGCTGGCGTATCTTGGACAACCAATTCCAAGTATGGCCTCCAATGAATACCCAAGAGTATTTAGGATGGGAATACAAATCTAAAGGATGGGTGCGTGGCTATGATGGGTCTGTTAAGACTAGCTTTACTGCTGATTCCGATACTACTATCCTTGATGACCGTATTGTTGTTTTGGGTACTAAGCTGAAATATTGGGCAATTAAAGGCTTTGATACAACAGCATTGATGCAAGAATATCAGCGTTATTTGTCAGTTGCGAAGGCTGCAGACAAAGGTGCTCCTAACCTTAGCTTTGCTCCTTACCCATCTAAAGTCCTCATTGGTTACGCTAACATCCCTGATACTGGCTACGGTTCATAATGAGAGCAAAACAGAATACAGCTACGACTACTTCTGTACCTGCTCCTATTGGTGGATGGAATGCTAGGGATTCTCTAGCTAATATGTCCCCTACGGATGCGGTTCAGTTAGTAAACTGGTATCCAACACCTACTGATGTGACTATGCGTAGAGGATATACAGCAGGGTCTATTTTGACTACTACTGATGGTGTAAAGACCATTTCTAGCATTACTTATGTAGACACAACTGCCACTCTTACAACTGCTACAGCTCATGGTTTAGCTACCGGTGCTTATGTCTATATTAGCGGTACAACTCCTGCAGACTATAGCGGTGTATTTAAGATTACTGTAATGAGCACCACAGTTTTTACTTACACAATGATTACAGTACCTTCAGGCAATGCAACGGTAGTAGGCACTTATAAGAATCAAGCGTATACACCTGTAAACACTTTGATGAATTACACAGAAAATGTGTCTTATAAGTTGTTTGCTGCTGCCGGGGATACTATTTATGAATCGAAGCAAAACCCTGCTTTGCCTGTATTTACAGGTATTACTAGCGATAAATTAGAGTTTATTAACCTAACTAATACTTCAGGTCACTATCTAATTGCTTGTAATGGCTCAGACCCAGTAATGATTTACGATGGTTCTGCATGGTTTTATGTAGCCACTACCTCAACTGCTCAAACAATTAGCAGTATTACAAGAGGTGGCACAGGCAATTTAACAGCCACAGTAACTACTGCTGCTCCTCATGGTTTAGTTGATAAAAACCGAGTGACTATTTCAGGTGCTACAGAATCAAACTATAACGGCACTTATGTCATTGATGTAACAGGGGCTTCAACCTTTACTTACACAATGGCTACAGCACCAGCAGCTAACGCTACTGTAGTGGGTAGTTATACAGTTATAGGCATTACAGGCGTTGATTCTAGTCGTTTTGCCAATGTCAATTTGTTTAAAAATCGCCTGTATTTCACAGAAGAAGAAAGTCTTACTTGCTGGTATTTAGATGTAGATTCTATTGGTGGCCCTGCTACACCTCTATATTTTGGTGGAATAGCTCGTAATGGGGGTTATTTACAAGCAATGGGTACTTGGACACTCGATGCTGGACAAGGTGCTGATGACTATGCCGTATTCGTTACTAGCATGGGTGAAATCATTGTTTATAACGGTACTGACCCTGATAACGCTGATACTTGGGCATTAAAAGGTGTATGGCAATTAGGTCAAACCTTTGCTCGTAGGTGCTTCTTCAAGTGGTCAGGTGACCTTCTTTTGCTGACTCAAGATGGTTTAGTGCCTCTTTCTTCAGCACTTCAGTCTAGCCGTTTAGACCCTAGAGTAAACCTCACAGACAAGATTTACTTTGCCGTTAGTCAAGCTGCAACCTTGTATTTTGATAATTTTGGCTGGCAAATCAATTATTTTGCTAGTGAAAATATGTTGATTCTGAACATTCCTATTACCAACGGAACTGAGCAGTATGTAATGCACACCATTACTAAGTCTTGGGGTAGGTTTACAGGGATTGAAGCCCATTGCTGGGAAGTATCAGGCGATGCTGACATTCACTTTGGTGGAAATGGCATCATTGGTGACTTTTATCAGTCTAATTCTGATGATGGAAACAACATTACTGCTGCTGCACAACAGGCTTATTCATACTTTGATAGCCCCGGACAGCTAAAACGCTTCACAATGGTACGACCAATCCTCCAATCTTCAGGCGGTGTACCTAATGTTTACTGTGGTTTAAGTACCGATTTTGATACCCAAATAAATCTTGGACAGGTTTCGTTTAATCCCAGCACTCAAAGCGATGGCGTATGGGATGTGTCTAAATGGGATAACGCTACTTGGGTAGGTGGTCTTACGACTACTAAGATATGGCAAGGCGTAACAGGAATTGGCTTTACTGGTTCTATTAACTTGAATGTGGCAGCTCGTAATATTGAATTACATTGGGCTTCTACAGACTATATTATGGAGCGAGGTGGGGTAATTTGATTCTTCTTAATCAGCAAAGTCTAAAGGATTGGGCAATAAAACATAAAATGCCAACCCCTGCAGATGCTCATTACTTAGGTCAAGTTACCAACGATGAAATTAGAGCAGTCGTAGTGTATTGTGGCTTTTATGGTAAATCTTGCATGATTCATGTAGGTTCAGAAGGTAACCATTGGGCTACAAAAAGTTTTTTAAGAGCAGTATTTGATTATCCGTTTAATAAACTGAAACTCAAGGTTATAATTGGTACAGTTGCAGGGAGTAATGAAAAAGCCCTAAGATTAGACCGACACCTTGGTTTCAAAGATGTTGCTACTATCCCTGATGCTCATGATGAAGGGGATTTAGTGATACTAGAAATGAGACCATCTTTCTGTAGATGGTTATAAGGAGAAGGTTATGGGTATGGGTGCAGGAATACAACCAGTAGTAAGTTCGGTAGCAGATGCTACTACGCCAACAGCAACAATGAGTGGGCAAGTTGCAACTACGCCTGTAGCAGCTACAAATTATGCTGCAGCTCCAACAACATATGCTCCTTCTCCAATTTCTCCTATGGCTTCAACATCTACGGTAGACCCTACTTTAGGTACTGGTCAAACATCTAGCCCCTATGCTGGTAGTACAAACCCTTACATTCAGGCTGCACAAGCTACCACTATGGGTAATTTGTATGGTGCTAGAGCTGCTACCCAAGCTAACCGTATTAACCAAAATACGCCTTATGCAAGCCTAAACTACACACAAAGCCTTGATGCTAATGGCAATCCAGTATGGACTGCTAATCAACAATTAGCTCAGCCTTTGCAGTCAGCTTTAGGTAATATTCAAGGGCAATTAGCTCAATCTACTGCAACTCCTTTTGATGTGAGCCAATATCAAGCTCGTCAAGTAGGTCAAGGCCCTCAATTTGCTGGTATTGGCAACGCTCCTAACCTACAAAGCCAAGTGCAAGGCACAGGTATGGAAGGGTGGGATGCTGCTACTAACCTATTAATGAACCGTTTAAGCCCACAGATTGAGCAAAGTCAAGAGCGTTTACAAGCTCAATTAGCTAATCAAGGTATTGCACCGGGAACTGAGGCTTATAACCGAGCTATGCAACAACAAGCTCAAAAGACTAACGACTTGCTTACACAAGCACAGTTGGCTGGTTCTCAAGTGCAAAATCAAATGTTTGGTCAAAACTTGGCTGCTGGTCAATTTGGCAATACAGCTCTTACTCAGCAAAACCAAAATCAGTTGGCTAACCTTGCATTTAATAATCAACTTGGTCAGCAAGGTTTTGCTAATCAAATGGCTGGCACACAGCTCAATAACGCTGCTTTGCAACAGAACTATCAACAAGCATTACAGCAAAGAAACTTGCCATTGTCTCAGTTAGGTGCTTTCCAGCAAGCTACACAGCCGGGTTACATTAATCCGTACACTCAAGCTGCCGTTGCAGGCCCTGATTATCTTGGTGCTTACACTACAAGTCGTGCTGCTGATATTGCCCAACAAAATGCTCAAGCTGCTAAAACTGCAAACTTACAAAGTGGTTTGTTTGGCTTAGGTCAAAGTGCAATTTTAGGGGCTGGTGGACTTGGTAATCTAGGTTCATCCATTCTTGGTGGTGCTACTACTTTAGGCGGTTTGCTAGGTTTAACCAATAACGGTTTAGATAGCCCATTCGTAAGTAGTGCAGATTACCTAAACAATATTGGAGCTACCAGTAGCGGAATGTTTGACCAATCTTTGTCAAGTAGCGATTACTTAGAAGAACTGTACGGTAACCTTGGAATATTCTAATGTTTAAAAGCAAACATTCAGGCTGGACATGGGATTTAAAGCGTACTCCTTTTGGGGGTGGCGGTGGCTGGAATCCATTAGATACCGTCTCTGATGTTCTTGGAACTTCAGGTGGTGGTGGCGGTATTTTAGGTGGTATTGAAGATTTAGGGCAAGGAATAGGTCAAGGTTTAGCTGAAGTAGATACTTTTGTTAATAGAGAAGTCCCCGGTGGATGGGTATTGCCTGCTGCTCTTGCTGCTGCATACGCTACTGGTTACATTGACCCTACATTATTTGCTTCTGAAGCTGCTGCAGCCGAAGCTGCTGCTGCTGGTGCTGGAAGTATTGCTACCGAAGCTGGACAAGCTGCTTTCTTTGAGGCTTTAGCTGCTGGTGCTTCTAGTGCTGAAGCGGTGCAAACTGCAATGATTCTTGAAACTGCTGCTGCTGCAGGATTGCAAGGTGCTGCTTTAACACCTGACATGATTGCTTATGCAAACGCTTCTGCTGACCCTATTGGCACTATTGGTGCTATTGCAGGAATGACTCCTGAAGAATTTGCTGTAGCTACTCAATATATTGGTGGCCCTGCCGTTGCAGAAGGATTTACGGCTGGTCAAGATTTAGCCCAATTAATGCAGTCTTACCCTGATTTAACTGCTGCTCAGCTAGAAGATATTATGCTGATTAACTATGGTACAGACCCAATGTTAGCTGCTGATGCTGCTAATTTGGCTGCCCAAGGTTACGATGCTGCCACTATTGACCAAGTATTAGGCTATTCGTATAACGCTTCTGAGTTGGCTGGTACAGGCATTTCATCGGTAGCTGCTGACTCTGCTGCTGGCATAAGTGCTAAAGATGTTCTTAAAAATGTAAGTCGTGCTAAATCTCTTGCAAATCTTTTAGGTGGTTCTGCAGGAAGCATGGTTAAAGCTGCTAGACTTCCAACACCTCAAGAATGGCAAAATAAAGCTGCTCAGAACTTTATTACAGCTCCACAAGAGCAATTTGGTGGCTTGTATCAGATGAACAAGAACCCATTTACATTCCAAAACCCATTAGCTAACGCTTTGGCTGGTGGTACTAAGCAACCCGGTATTTACGATGTTTCAGGAACACAAGGTCAAGCATTAAATACCGACCAGCAAAACAAAATTTACTCTAGTTTATTGAGGTCATAACATGGCACTTACAGCAGAACAACAAGCAATGGACTTTAACCCTGAATTACCGGATTCAAGCCGTCAAAGAAAACTAGCTGAATTGCTAATGGCTCAAGGTATGCAGCAACCACAAGGTCAAATGATTAGTGGTTACTATGTAGCCCCTAGCTTTGCACAACAATTAAACCCTATTGCTAACATATTAGCAGGGCAAGCAGTTGGTGAAAGAGCTGACACACAACAAGCTAAATTGGCTGAAGCATTGCGTGTCCAAAAAGGTCAAGCATTAGCTACATTCCAAGAATTAATGGCTAACCCTGAAACTCGTGGTCAAGCTATGAAATATGCTGCTTCTAATCGTTTCTTACAGCCTTTAGCTGCTAAATTGGCAGAAGGTATGAAACTTGGAGAAGGTGAAAAGTTTGTATTGCCGGGAATGGATGGTAAAGCCGTAGAAGTTGCAAGTGGTGGCGAGAAATATCGTGCTCCTATTCAAATTGATACAGGAACAGCTATTGAATTGCGTGACCCTAATGACCCTACAAAAGTTATTTCTCGTATGCCTAAGTCACAGATGCCTACTGCTGGACAAGTAGTAGAGACTGAAAATGGCCCTATGCTAGTAAATACTCGTACAGGTCAAGCTCAACCTATTATGGCTGGTGGACAAGCTATTGCTGGTAGCCCAAAATTAACAGAAACTCAATCTAACGCTACTGCTTTTGGTATGAGAGCTAAAGAAGCAAACAGAATTGTGACTGCTTTAGAAGATGCAGGAACTACTAATACAGGAATTATTAGAAGTGCTATTAGTGGAACAGTAGGTATGGCCCCGTTTGTTGGTGGAAAAATGGAGCAAGGCGTTCAATCAGCTATGAATGTATTGCCAACCTATGCTGGTGGCCCTAATGAAATGCAACAACAAACAGACCAAGGTAGAAGAAACTTTATCTCTGCTGTATTGCGTAAAGAATCCGGTGCAGCTATTCCTCCTGATGAATATGCAAATGAAGAAAAGAAATATTTTCCTCAAGTTGGAGACGGCCCTAAAGTTGTTGAACAAAAACGACAAGCTAGGGAATTGGCTATCAAAGCTCTTGAAATTCAAGCAGGCCCCGGAGCTAAGCAAATTAAAGCATTAGGCGGTGGTGCAGACACAGGCGTAGTTGATTTTAATTCATTACCAAAAAGGAATTAATAATGGATGTCAGAATGCCTGATGGAGTTGTAGTAAAAAATGTTCCTGAAGGAATAACTCAGGATGATTTACTAGAGCGTTACAGCCTATCTAAGCAACCACAGCGTACTGGTGGGACTATCATGTCTACTGATGTGCCACAGGTCATTACTGCTCAAAATAGAGGCAGCGTTATGCCTGCTGAGCCTTCAACATCAATGATGGATAAGATAAAGGCTTTGTATGAAGTCCCAGCCACTATTGGTAGTGGGATGATTGCTCAACCAGTTGGTGCTGCTTATGGTGCTTATAAAGGCATTACAGGGCCTAAAACGCCACAAGCTATGCAACAAGCACAACAAGCTGGCGGTCAATTAGCTCAAAAATTGCAATTTCAACCAACTTCACCTGCCTCCGTAGGTGCTTTAGAGTCTATTGGTGGTGCTTTGGAAGCTGCCAAAATACCCCCTTATTTGGGTGCTATTGGTGCTATACCTTCTGCTATTCAAGCTGGTAATGTTGCAAGACCAGTAGCTCAACAAGCTGCTAGACCAGCCATGCAAGCAATTCAAGAAGTTAAGCCTACATTGGCTGGAATGTTGCGTAAAGAAGCTCCTACAATGGCTGGCGTTGGTGCTGCTGAAGTGCCTGAAGCTGCTACAAGAATGCAGATGGCTCAGCAGTTGCGTGTCCCTGTAGAACTAAGCAAAGGTCAGGCTATGCGTGACTTAGGTCAGCAAAAGTTTGAAATTGAAACTCCTAAGAACTTTCCTGAACTTGGCAAGCCTTTAATTGAAGCTCAAGCTAAGCGTAATGATGCTATTTTGCAAAACTTTGATGCCTTTGTAGATGCTACAGGCAAAGAAACTTATGGTTTGCGTGAAACAGGTCGAGTTGTAGATAAAGCATTAATAAATGAGGCTAATAAGCGTAAATCAGAAATTAATGCTGCCTATACTGCAGCAAGAGAAGCTGGTGAAACTCAGCAACCAGTAGATTATGCTCCATTAAAGGCTTATATTGATGAGCAAACTCCTACAGTTAAGCGTAAGTTAGCCCCAATTATTAGTGCTGTAGATGAAGAAATAGCTAAAAATGACCCTGAAAGAATTGTTATTGACTCAATAACAAAGCAAAAAGTAAAACAACCACCATCAGGTCAAATTTCTATTAATAATTTAGAAGATATTTACCAATTCATTAATAAGAACTACGAACCCGGCACAGTTGGCGAAGGTCATGCCAAAGCCATGAAGAACATTATTAATCAAATGACTGAAGGTCAAGGCGGTGAGCTGTATCAACAAGCTCGTCAGTTGCGTACTAAATATGGCAGAGAGTTTGAGAATGTTGGTTATGTAGATAAGTTGCTAAGAACTAAACCCGGTACTACAGACCGAGCTGTAGCTTTTGAAGATGTATTTGACCATAGCATTTTGAATGGCTCATTAGACGATGTTTCAGCTATTGGCAGAACTTTAAAGAAAGCTGGGCCTGAAGGTCAGCAAGCATGGAAAGAACTACAAGGTCAAACGATTGAATACATTAAGAAAAAAGCTACAAATACTACCGATAAAGACATTTATGGTAACCCTGTAGTAATGCCTAAACAGCTCAAAAATGTAGTGGATAGCTTAGACCAAGATGGCAAGTTAGATTATGTGTTTGGCAAAAAAGGTGCTCAAGAGTTGCGTGATTTGACTGCCGTAACAGAAACAGTCAATGCCCCACTTAAAGGAGCTGCTAACTACTCTAATACTTCTAGTGCAATTATTACTGCTTTGGATAAGATTAATGCTACTCCATTGGGTAAAATACCGGTATTGGGGACTGCATCTAAGTATGTTGCTGAAAAAGGTAAAGAATCAGCTCTTAAAAAACAAATTGAAGAATCCATTAAATATACGCCTGAAGATATGGCTAAGGCTTTGAAAGGTAAATGATATGTCACGAAATGGCTCGGGTGTTTACAACCTTCCTAGCGGAAATCCAGTTACGACTGGAACCACAATTACCTCTAGTTGGGCTAATACAACAATGCAAAACATTGCTGATGCCCTTACTCAATCAGTAGCTTCTGATGGTCAAACTCCGATGAGTGGAAACCTCAATATGGCAACAAATAACATAAACAATGTTGGTACACTTACAGCATTGACTGGCATCTTTGGCGGTACATTTTAAGGAAATATCATGGCTCAAACTGGCTACACACCAATTTCAATCTACTACAGCTCTACTGCTGCAGCCACTCCTACTGCTGGAAACCTAGTTGCTGGCGAATTAGCCATTAATACTGCTGATGGAAA